GTAAATATAAATTAGTTATTGAAACAACAGGAAGTGCCGCAATCACATTAACAGAAGATGATATTATTGGTGGATATAATTTATCTATTCCAACTAAAAATGAAAGATACAATAGAGTTATAGTTGGTTTTGTAAATCCTGATAGAAACTTCCAAGTAGATGAAGTTCAGTTCCCACCAATAGATGATAGTAGTTTACCAAGTGCAGATCAACACGCAACTATGAAAACTGCTGATGGTGGATTTTTATTAGAGGGTAGATTTACATTTAAGACAATCACATCTCCATATCAAGCTGAAGAAATGGCAGAGATTATTTTAAGAAGATCAAGAGAAGCATTAACATTAGGATTAACTGTTAGCTTTGATGCTTATGATTTAGCAATAGGAGATATAGTAAATATTACACATAGTTCATTAGGTTTTTCTGCAAAAGCATTTAGAGTTGTTGGAATTACATTTAACGAAGATTTTACAATAGGTTTAGCATTAGTAGAATATCAAGCCTCACATTATACATGGGCAACAAAAGCACAAGTTAGTTCTACACCATCAACTAACTTACCTAATCCATTTACTATTCAACCACCAGCAAGTGTCACATTATCAGATACATTAATTGAATATAATGATGGAACTGTAATTGTAGCTTTAGATGTGGCCATAGGTGCTTCTCCTGATAGTTTTATAGATTTTTACCAAGTAGAATACAAACTAAGTACAGATTCTAATTTTATTATTTATGCACAAGGGTCAGGATTAAATCACAGAGTTCTTAACGTAATTGACCAACAAACTTATGATGTAAGAGTAAAAGCTGTAAATACTTTGGGTGTATCTTCTAGTTATGTATCTGCACAAAGAAAAATAGTTGGTGCTATTGAACCACCATCAGATGTAACTGATTTTTCATGTAATATTTTAGGACAAGAAGCACATCTAGGTTGGGAACAAATATCTGATTTAGATTTAGCATTTTATAATCTTAGATTTTCAGAAGCTACAGATGGAACTGCTGATTGGCAGAACTCAGTTGCATTAGTTGAAAAAGTATCAAGACCAGCAACATCAATTTCAGTACCAGCTAGGGCTGGAACTTATCTTATAAAAGCAGTAGATAAATTAGGAAATTTTAGTTCAAATGCTACAGCAGTAATATCAAATGTTACAAGTGCTTTAAATTTTAATGTTGTTGCAACACAATCAGAACACCCAGCATTTGCTGGAACTAATACAAATACAGTTATTACAGATAATGCTATTGAGTTAGATTCTTCAGAATTATTTGATGCGGCTAGTGGAAATTTTGATGATGAAACTACTAGGTTTTTTGATTCTGGTGTAGCTAATGCTGACTTCTTATCATCAGGTAATTATGAATTTGCAGATGTTATTGATATTGGTGCTAAACATACTGCAAGAATTACAGCTTCATTAACTCAAACATCAGATAACCCAGATGATTTATTTGATAATAGATCAGGATTATTTGATTCTGCACCATCTAACTTTGATGGAGATGTTGCCGCTAATTGTAATGCACATATAGAAATTGCAACTTCTGATGACAATGTTACCTACACAGCTTTTAGAACATTTGTTATTGGAGAATATACTGCTAGATATTTTAAATTCAGAGTAGTTTTAATTTCTAGAGATAATGCTTCTACTCCTGTAGTTTCACAAGTAACAGTAACAATAGATATGCAAGATAGAATATTTAGTGGAAATGATATAGTTTCTGGTGCTGGAACTAAA